TTGGATTGTAAATTATTGGACCAGATGGATCAACAAAATCATCAAGTGTTTCCCATAGATTTTCTGATACAGCAAACTTTGTAATAAGTCCAGGTTCACGGCCGTAAGCATCTATCTCCCATGGCTGAATCCAATAATCAATCTTATCTGGATCAACCTTTTTACCTCGCCATCTGGTCAACTCATCATTTGTTTCACCATCAATATATTGTTTCACATGAACCATTTCATGCGCCAAGGTTTCCAGTATTCTTCTGGATCCAATATTTGGATTAATTTCTATTAGGAATTGTCTAGGTAGTTTTTTTGTATTATAATCTTCAATACTAGCAAAACCATATTCAGTTATTTTGGTACAAAATTTAATTTCTGTTATACAATTATTTCTTATTCGTGTATTTGGTATCAATTCTTTAGCGAAGAATTGGGCTGCTCTTTCAACAAAGGGCTTAAAATCTTTGTCTGGACAGTTAACCACACGAATAATCATCCTGGTCTCCTAAGGGCACAATTACCCTCAGTTATTTAGGAGTATTAGATTTTTTCCACCCAAACGGCTGCTTTTTGTAGGAATTGGATACCATCATCACTCCGATAAGAGTTCCGATATAGAACACTGCTAATACCACTTTGGTAGATAAGTTTGGCACAGTCCAAACATGGAGCGTGGGTGATAAACATAGTAGCACCCATACCAGATTCGGTAGACTTTGCCAACTTAGCGATTGCATTTGTTTCCGCATGAAGCACCTCTGGTTTGGTTTTAAGTTTATATTTTTTCCATGTATCTGATTCTTTTGGTAACTGTTGTTCTAAACAATCACCATCATCACAATAGATTTTATCTTCACAGTTGTTATCCCAACCAGAAGGCATACCATTATAACCAATACTTATGATGCGGTCGTCCTTTACTACAATAGCACCAACATGAAGTCTACGAGCCGAGGACAATTCTGCAAATGTCTCGGCAACTTTCATATATGCATTACGAAATTTTGTTTTCATGTTTTTTTAAAATTGGTGGGCTGACTAGGAATTGAACCTAGACTCAATGAATTATGAGTTCACTGCTTTACCATTAAGCTATCAGCCCTTATCTGATATATTCTAATGATTCTTTCCGCATTAATTTAGGTGTTTCCCTAATACCAATGTTCTTAATTACGTAAACAAATTGAACACCATCAATCTCTTTAGTCTCTGGTGAACAAACGTAGTAATTCTCCAACGTGGTTTTAACACGAACTTTTTTGATGTATTGTTTTTCAGTTTTCATAATGTATATATTATAACATAAAAAAAGGGGTCTGTCAAGACCCCTTATGGTTATCTACCTTTTAAGGTATCGTCTGACCTGTGTTTCTTGATGGCCTGTATGGCTTCAAGTATGCTTTGTAGAAATCTTTTCATTCTTTGGCCTTGATTGAAATTTTCTTAATAGCATCTTGTGCTTTGACCATGTTTTCTAGCCAAATTTTCAACATACCATTCATCAACTCTGCATCTTTGATTTCAACTTTGTCTGCGAGAGTGAAGGTACGTTCAAATGCACGGTTGGCAATGCCTTTGTACAAATATTCTTCTTCCTCTGCGTCTTTAGATGCAGCTTTAATTACAAGTTTGTTTCCTTCCAAAGTCATCTCAATATCAGACTTAGCAAAACCAGCAACAGCCATTTCAATGACGTACTTGTTTGCAGATACTTGTTTGATGTTGTATGGAGGATAAGATACGGCTTTAGATGCAGCCGCTGCAGCTTCACGCATGAGGTCCATTGTGTCATTGAAACCTACAGTGAAAGGTTGGATTTTACCAAAGTCAGAACCGAAAAAATCTTTCATAAGATTTGTCATAGTTTTCTCCTAAAAGCGAGATTAAAAAATTGATACCCCGAAGGCGTATCGGTTAGGTACTGGTTACGTTATCCAGTGACAGTGCGTCTGTCCGTTTTAATACGCTCCTAAGGTAGGTGGAGCACCTTTTTCCTGGAGTATTAAGTCTCGGTAGGACCAGGTTCCACCTTTGACTTTTCCCATCCCGATGGGACTATTATATCAGTATTTATACTAGTTGTCAAGAACCGTTCGGTTTTTTACCAATATTATACTTTGGTGTAAGTTGCCAATCGTTCTTTTCCTTGTGTGACAATATTTTAATCTGTGACAGGAAAATAGGTGGTGGCACCTCGGTTTGTTTTTTATTCACTAACTTTACCAAGCCCCAATCTTCCAATAGGTTTGCAATAGCATTCCTGCGTGATAGGTCGTTTTCGGTAATGTCTGTTGTTTTGCCATCTAAGGCAAATAGTTCTTTGAAATGTACCACGTAGTATTGACCACGTTTGTGTAGTATGTGGCAAGATTGGTATAATGTTTGGTCTTTCTTGGAGGCGACACCAATACGGGTCAGTGTCTCACGTACCTTTAAAAAATCATCTTTGTCATCCAATGTCACTTCAACTAGGTCTTTAATGTCTATCATTATTCTTCACTCCGCCTGTATCTATTTTTGTTTTTATATCAGCGATTTGTTCATCAGTAAGAATACGTAGGGCCTCTTTGGCCTTGGCATTAGAGTAACCAAAATAGGTTTTCACACACTCAATATCCTTATCAGAATCGGCCTTCTGCCACGGAACGAATTTACGTTTCATAGGCCTGATACTATTTAGAAGATACTGGTATTGCATGTCTTTGTCAATACCTGGCCACAAGTTCATGTCATTGACATACAAGACACAATCTAAGTGGTTGGAGAGAGACCTATTGATTAAGAAAGGTGCATAATCTTTGTAGTCCAATTCACCATCCGGCACCTTCTTTCTCAGGATGTAATCGGCATAGTCGAACGGACTCATTTGAATTCACATTCAACCATTAGTTCTGTAAGGCAGGCAATCAAATTGATTTCATGGTCTGCAACAAAGGCTGACTGATATTGATACTTAGCCAAAATTAGTACCATTTGTGGTACAGAGTTGGGTTTCAACTTCTCATACAATGAATCATAGATGTTTCTAAAGATTCTGGTGATATCGTTGTCGAGGTTGTTTGTAGTCCATTTTCGACAAGAAGCGAAGTCCTTGTTCATAATAGAAGACACCAGTTCACTCATCTGTACATCAGAAACCGAGGCCAAGATGCCTTTGTCGATTGTGCCACTAACACTATAACGTTGTAGTTCGTTCAGAACACGGCGATTATCGGGAAAATGTTTGGTGATAACGGCAGCAACCACTTGCTTATCGTATGTAACACCTTCTTGTTCTAAAATCCATTCAACACGTTTAAAGAATCCTGCAGCCATCTTTTGTTTACTGCCATTGATTTTAAAGTCAATAACGGTACAACGTGAATGAATCGGGTCAATGATTCTGTTCTTAAAGTTACATGTGAAGATGAACGAACAGTTGGATGAGAACTCCTCGATAGCACCACGCAACGCAGGTTGAGTTGAATTTGGATTTAGATAGTCTGCTTCGTCAATGATAACAACCTTGCGGCCGCCTGACAAGGACATAGATGATGCGTAGTTCTTGATTTTGTTCCGTAGAACATCAATACCTGATTCATCTGAACCGTTAATCATAATGTAATCACAACCGACTTCTTCACAGAGAGCCTTTGCAATTGTGGTTTTACCAACACCAGCAGAACCAGCCAACAAGAGATTGGGAATCTCTTTGCGGTTTACATACTCCTGAAATGTGGCCTTGATGCCATCAGGAAGAATACAATCTTCGATGGTCTTAGGACGATACTTCTCGACCCATAAAATGTGTGACATTCAAATACTCCATAATATAATTAAATTTCATCGTGCCATTTAAAGCCAAGAAGATACTTGGCCATAAATCTGATGACGGCATTTGGTTTAGTGGGTCTATAAACAAACATAGAGTCTGTGATTTCCCACTTACCAACATTCTTTTCACTGGGTCTTATAACAAACTCGGTTTGATGCGAACTGGTAGCACCTATCCAACTGGTGACACCTGTACCACCACTAGTAATCAAGTAACTGCCATCAAGTGTGACAGGACTCCATTGTCTATTTCGCCATTCTGCAATCCATTGTTCACACGGAGTAAAATCCAAATCCAGTTTGGTTTGTTCCATCAACGGAAAGAAAAATTGAATTTCAGTCTGTTGCATGTGGAAAAGGCCAACTTAAATCTTTTTTAAGTTCTTCAACACGACTTTGTAAAACACTTATTGCTGTATTATAATGACCAGTGCCTTCTTGGTTTGGATCGAATCTAGATTTCAATACACTAATTTCTTTATTCAATACAGCAATGTATTCAGTCTTATCAGTCCATGTTTTAATTTCACCCATTATTTCACCTCGTTCATGCTTTCAAATAAAGCTTCAAACTCTTTTGATTCTGCCACTTCAGTTTGGAATGAATTTTTGAATTGTGTTTTTGCCATACGTTTGACAATCTTCTTAGGGATTTTCAATTCATCATTGGTAATATCCACAATATCTTTAATTGCCTCATTATTGGATTGGTTTCTCTGCATATGCAGTACCACTTCATCAATATAACCTTTGAGTTTTTTAAGTTGGTCTTCGTCAAAAGAACCAAACAATGTATTTACTTTAGTCATTAATTGGATCCAATCAGTGCAATAACATCGTAATCACTTTCTTCAACAATGATATCACTGTTTGTGAGTTTGATTCCTGTTTTACCTTTTAGTTCACCATCAATCATAGTATATACCGCTACGATATAATTTTCATTAATTGAAACTTTGTTGCCGTTGGCTGCGTCTGTAACCCAAATCATATTATTCTCCAAACGATAGGTCAGACTCTTTTGCTTCAATAGCAATCCAGTATTCCATATCTTCTTTAGTATTTTTAAAGTATGACAAACCTTTAGATGAGATTTGTACCTCATAAGAACCAGAAATCATTTTAAAGTTCTCTGTCAAAAACAAAGCCTTAAACTTCTTACCATTACCATCAGCAATTTCTGTTGAGTCGGTATGTGCAGAGTTGTCTTTTGCATCACAGGTTGTGATAGAAATCTTTTCACCATCAGACATGATAGCAATGTTAGGTGATTGTAGGATGCTTGCGGTCTTTAGAATAGAAGCAAGTTCTTCTTCTTTCAATGTAAAGGACACATCAACGGAAGGCAACGTCAGTTCTTTATCTGGCGGAGTTACAATCATGCTCTTGGCAGTCTTGCGATAGTTTAGTTTCTTACGACCAACTTTGAAGATAACATGTTTGTCATCAAAGTCAATTTCACCATCTTTGTATAATGATTGTACAGATAAAAACTGGTTCAAATCATAGATACAGAAATCTTGTGGGAATTCATCTTTAACTCCGGCCTTGGCCAGTACAGTCTTTGTTGCGGAAATAGTTGTCAATTTCTTACCTGTCTTAAACTCAATGCCAGGATTAATGTTGGCAAAGTTTTTAAGAACCGTTAAGGTCTCATTAGATAATTTCATTACGATACTCCTTGTTTCAATTCACTCATTATACTTGGTCCGTAAGAGGTTGTCAAGCATTTAATCATATTAACTTTCAAATCTTCTAAGGATTTGGTATTGTCAATTTTATGGTCGATGTAACCACCAATCCAACGCCACTCAGATTCATGTACACCAGATTGTTGCAACATAAAGTCTTCCGCTTTCCAATCGCCACGGTTTGCTTTGGAAGCAATCTCATACCAATGTGGTGTTACACCACGTTGTATCTCAATTAAGATACCATTTTGTTTATGTACGAAATCAATTTCATTTTGAAAACGTACATCAGTTATTACATAGTTTTGGTCTGGATTTTTCTGCATATAGTTTTTGAGTTTAATTACCCAAAAGTCTTGGTGAAATACATCACGACCAACTTCTGTACCCATTAACTGTAATGCAAGTCTTGGTGTAAAATCACGGCCAAATTCGGTTGTCCAAAACTTATCTGGTTGTTCACGCCATTGTCTAGACTGTTCAGTATCACCCTCTAACAAATGCCGAGGCCAACCAAACATTTCTGAGGCAACATCTTTAACACCTTTGGCAAAACTCACAGGAGTAAAACCAAGGTCTTTAAGAATGTCGCCGGCAGTACCTTTACCTGAACCAATGAATCCAAGTAACCCAACAATCATTACATTTCCCCAACGTAATTCGCAACAGCTGGCATATCACCTTTAAAGTGGTACGTACCAATGTGGTCTGCTCGCATCCAAGGACACAACCAAATAGAACCACCAATTTTACGCCACAGTTGACAGAACATGTAGTCTTCTGACAAGTAACGGTCTGAACCACCACCAGTTGGAGAATCTATAGTATCAATCAATGTATCAAAGTATGCATGGATGTATCGTGATCCATCAAAATTGGCTTGGCCAACATGGTCTGGTTTATAACGCAAATGTGGAAATGCTTCTGCAAATTTAGGAAACACTTCACGTTTAACCATCATAAAACCGGTACCAATTTCCAAAACTTCTAATGGATCGGAAACACTAAATTTGTCTGTGCCTTTTACGGGATTAAAAACATAATCGCCAGTAACTTTTTCTAAGTCACTTGCTTCCATGGCTGGATTTTTAGTCAAAGCTTTCTTAACAGATGACCATTTGATGGCCTTCTTAGGATAAGGACCACCAATAACATCTTTATCTAGTGCCAATAAAGCAATAACATCTTGTGGATTAAAGTGTACGTCAGCATCAATAAACAACATGTGCGTACAATCAGAACGATGCAGAAATTCATCAACAAGATAATTTCTAGCACGGGTAATTAAAGACTCATTGAAAAGAAATGAAAATTTCACTTGGACACCATACTGCATACAGATGGCTTGTAAATCGAGACATGCTTTGGCATAGAGTCCGTGATTCATTCCGCCGTACATTGGTGTCGCAACGAAAATACTTTTCTTTGCTAATTCTTCTTTTTTAATTGAAATTTCCATTTACTCTCCAAAAATAAAAAAAAGGGAGTACCACATCAAGTGGTCTCCCCATATTCACCTAATTAGGCGTTGAAGCTGTAACCTGCATTGATAGCGGTACGAACCATAGACTTGGTTGGTTTGCCCATGCGGTAAACAGAAACCTTACTACCATCACCACGGGATTTGGTGTTAGTGTAGATGACATGGCCTTCTTGGCGCAATTCATCAATACGTGCGGAAACGTTTTGGATTCCGAAACGAGCACGAGCTTGTGCTGTAGAAAGGGTGTTATAACCCTCAGTCTTGCTCAAAAAGTTGAGGATGCGGGTTTTTGCGGATAGTTTAGTCAAGATAAATCTCCTAATGACAAAGTTAAACAAAGTACTTGCGTGTGCAAGAATTTACATTATACTACTACTTAGTGTGTGTGTCAAGTATATTTGTGGTATACTTTTTTATCTGCCAACTTGTGGCAAATATTTGGTCTTGGTTTCTTCCCAAGACAGGTATATCAAGTCATCATAGAACAATGATTCATAAGATACATTATTCTTTTTCTTTAACATTGATATACGACCTTTGGCATATTTGGTTTTCCAAATTTGCACCAAGGCTTCTTCACTGGTATCAAATGATTTGACCAGTTGTTCATCACCAATTTCTTTCCTAAGATATTCATTGGTGTTGTTGTACAGAGGAGAGAAGTAGATTCCCCTCTGATGTTCGGTACGGATAAGTTCTTTTGGAATACCTAACTTACCATATGCAAAATTTAGTGTACGATTTTTATGGTCACGTTTAAGTGGCAAACCTTTTTGATTCTTGGCTTCCCACCATTCAAAATATTTTCGTGTGTAGTTCTCTTTTACCCAATTATAAATCAACGCTCTGGTTTTTCTGGAAGGTTCAAAGGCAACCGACCCACTGGAGAAACCCATTTTGTTCCAGTGATCCAAACCATCGTACTGAGATAAACCACCAGACTTAGTATTGCCATAAAGAGAAGTAGTAGTGACTCCAACGAGAACATCATCATATTGTCTTTTCCAATCTTTTTGTACTGTGTCCGCAAGGCATAGCAATGCCAACAGCTTGCCACCCATGTAATTGAAACCAAGCGGTTGTAACGGAACAATTGTAGAACCGATGGCAGTGTGATTAATCATACCTTGTTGAGTCTTA